GCCAACGGTTCATTTGAAATCTGGTACGCACAAAATGGTAATAGACATGGGTGTAGATTCGGCGGACTATACTGATGAAATTATGTACCAGAAGTCTTCTGATTATGGAACACTTATAAATTTTCCTGTAAATATAACAGGAGAGGGATACTCAACTGTTGTTGATATAATGAAAGTATTTAATGATGCTTTGGAAGAGAATGACGATAGGGCATCTGCATTTGGAAATAATAAGTTCGGATTTATAATTCTTGCTCCAGGAACAACTACGCTTCCTAATGGAAATGCAAACGTGCTTGATAGAGGAACTGTTTCATTTAGTAACTTCAGAACTAGGCTAAGCAGCATTCAGGTTGAAAACGGACTACTTAATGATGATGATGGAAATAGGTTAAATTGGAATATAAATGTTGATTCTGTTGTGTTTGATAACTCAGAGAAAGAATCATATATCTATGATGATAACGCAGCATTTTTACAGAGACCAAATGAGATAGATGCATTTTCTGATCCTGTAGGAAACATATCGATAACAAATAGTCAGTTTTTTTGCTCAAGTATATTTCTTAATCATGATGCTAATTATTTAAATAACATAAGCATATTAAACAACGCCTTTAGAGGCTCTGGAGACGGAAGAATTGATGTTTCTCAGGATATATTTTTAAGCACCCTGCAGGGAACGCTAACCGGCTGTGATGGAGCTCCAAAAGAAAATAAAATTAATATTTTTGGAAATATTAATGCAGATCATAATGATGTAAATGTAAATACACAGATAGAGCAAGGTGTTTCATGGACGGATAGATCTGGTTCAGATATGGTTATAAAGGGAGATTTGACTGTCTGCGGAGGCATATCTATGGGCGGAATAGACTCTGAGGCGATTCAGTGGCCAATGTACAGAAAGAGGTCATACTTTTTTAATCACAGGCTAGACCCTCAGCTCTTGGATGTTCCGATGATCAACCTTGAAAAAGATAATGTTTGGGTGTGGAATAGCCTTCGGGGCTCTGAGCCTTCTTTTGGCTCAGGAGTTGTTTACTTTAATGAAGAAATTAAGACATCTTATGATGATATATTGCCATCAGAGTCAGATTCAGGTGATCCAATCCACGTAAAGCACCTCTGGCCCGCCGTAGCTGTTTGGGATCCTAGAGACTCGGGTGATTTTATAAATGGAGCAAATGTAGAACTGCCAATACTAATAACTTTGCCAAGAGGAGAGACGTTGGTACGTGCAGAAATATATAGAAAAAATCAGGACTGGCCTGAGCTTTTGGGGAATACATGTGAAATAACTGTAAAGATAAAGAAGTTTTCTGCAGGCCTTCGGACAGCAGAAAGCTGGCTATATAAAGAGCAGCCATATGAAGTTGTCGATTCTGATTCGGTAACTTTGACAAGGTCAGGATCACTGGGGGGCTCTGGATCTGGAGTAACACTTGTACTATCTGACCATTGGGAGAGGCTTACGTTCGACTTGAATGTTGAAAATGATAGCGAGGGGATTTATCTTCATGATAAATATCTAATGACATTTAGCGTAGAATACCCAGACCATCCAGAAGACGCCTCTTATTCCGGCGGGTATCAGATTTTTTATAAGGCGCATACTGTATCACAAATAAATAGTCTGCAGGGCGCCTTAGGTTTGCACTCAGAGAGCTAGTTATAGGAAGGCATTAGATGTCAAAGTCAAAATATCCAAATAAATTAGATACATCAGTAGAGATACCGTTAGTTCGTGATAATATCACAGAGATAGGCTCTGATGTTTTAAACGGACTTAGATCTGCCATATTTAATATCGAAAGAGCCTTGGGAATAAATCCTCATGGCTCCTCTGGTGGCACGGTAGCGTCAAGAATCTCTAAGTCTTTGGATGAATCTGGAAACATAAAAAAAGAAGCACTTGATAGAGCAAGCGTTCTTTCTGGGCCAATATCAGACGCCGATGTTTCAAAAGTGGCTGCAATTAATGAGTCAAAGCTAAATTTAAATTTTCCAACTCAGCTTTTACAAGATGAGATATCTATATTAAATTCTCAAATAGATGATATAATAAGAAAAATTGAAGAATTAAACGTAGAGGTTGCCACCCATATTCATCCTGACGCAACAAGCAGGCATAATGCAACCGCAATAAATGTTGAATCATATGTTGGAAGCCCAAGTGATATAGCCATAGACTACCTTGATCAAGGAGACTTGCAAGAAACCTTGGCAGCAATATATGATAGCCATATAAACTATACAGGACTAGGTATATCAGAAACAAATAACTCCCATTCTGCAGAACAAGTGTATTATGATAACGATGATACGAATGGCGTGCTGTCAGACAATGATGTGCAGTCGGCAATAACAAGCTTGTCCATGTTAGGCTCTGCCGGAATAAGAAACTTTATTTTAAATTTAAGTTCAAACGGCATAGTTAGAACTGGCTCTGTTACAAACGGATATTTGGATAGTGACCTTGGAGAGTTGCTTATAGATGAGACAACTCTTACATACTCTATTGGATTTGATTCGACTACCATTATTATGTTGCCAGAGCATCCGACTCCATTAAAAAGCATATCTGAGTTTGATGTGCTAACTATATCTAATGCAATAAACGAGAATGATAATGGTGATTATAGAATAAAGAGCGTTATTACTGGTGGATCAGGGGAAGTTACCAATATAGAGATATATGGTATTTTGCATACAGAATCAGAATCGGGAACCCTTGGAAAGGTAACAAGAAATACATATGTTGGGTATAACCAGAACGGGTTTAACTGCGCTGTAAGACCAAGGGTTGATAAGACAAATACCCCAGACGTACAGGTTGCAAATCCAAATTCTGCAACAATTATCTCTTCTGGAATCGCACCAGAATCTGTTACTGTAGATAATCATGTTTTTTCAATAACTATAGATTCTGGTGAGACATTTGATATAGAAACATATGATGATTCTTCAGGGCAAACGCTTAGTACAATTGTTCATAAGATAAACACTCAGTTTTCAGAAATGCACTTAAACTGTCTTGCATACAAAGTTAGAGTAGGAACGTGTTATGAATTAGCTATATCACACAATATTCCAAATTTTAATGGAGATGTGAAAGATAGAACAATAGAAATAACAGCTCCTAGTTCAAACAGCGGAATAAGCCAGCTCGGTTTTTCGAACTTTACCGATACAGTTTATTATGGGGCTACATCAAATGCATTTCATATTAATGGCTATATTCATACGGAATTTGGCAGAATACAGGCTTTAAGCTCAGATCAGCTTACGTTGACAATTGGGACAACAAGGTTGGCGTTTTCTTCGGCAGAAGAGGCAAGCCAATATGATATAAGAAGGGGAGACTTGCTGGTGGTAAGCGGATCAACTGAGTCGTCAGATGATGGTACATATAGAATTCGTGATGTATCCTCTGAGGCTCTATATGTTGATGACGACTCTGTTGCGTTCACAGGCACTCTGCTATCAGATACATCAGTGGTATACATAATAAGATGCACAATACCTGTCGGAGAAATGACTTTTTCTGAAGCCGTACTTCCCGATGGCTCAATAATATTTGATGGATTTGTTGATGAGGATAAAAATGTATTCTTTAAAAAGAGAATGGAAGTTAATGGAGATATTGTAACGTCAGATTTTGTTCTCGGAGTTATTGATGTATCTAGAAACTTTATAAAAGCTGGACAGACAGCAACGCTTACTGTTAGCGATGTAGATAGTACAATTTCCTTAGAAGACCCACTTGGTGTAGTTGGAGAGAGTGTATATGTTGGAGCAAGTGGTCAATATAAGGTATACTCTTCTGACAAGCTATCATATGTGGTTGTTCAAGTTCACATGACGGCTAAGCCTGCCACAACAATATCGGTAACCCTACATGGTTTTGATGAGATATCCAGTGGAGCACTATGGCTCTGCAGAGGTATGTTCTCCAATTCATTGGGTTATGTAATTGGGCACACGGATGGTGACCAATGGGTTCCGTCTATAATAGACAAGAGAACAACCGGAACTGTTGATAATACAATTATAAGTGAAAATATATTAGAGAGATACATTCAGGGTCCAAGAAATGAGCTTAGGGGGTCTGGAGTTATACAGGGCTTAAGCGTTTCAAACCACCAACTCATAACGGAACTTCTAGATGACGGAGTTACAACTGATTATTACCATACCGTAGACATTTCCGCTGGAGTTGCAGTTGTTAATGGAGTAAGAATTGAGTTTATAGGTGTAAATGAGTTTAGGATCAACTTAGATCATGCTGATGATTTTTATATATCAATAGACCCTTACGGGTGTATACATGCTGCAAAGGAAGATTTAACGTTAGCACATTCATATCCATTTATAGACACAGAGCTTACGGTTTTGGCGCATATAGACGCCTCTGAAACTTATGTGACGGACCTTAGATTGTTTGTAGATCACCTTGATTACAAATATCTTGGAGATATTACAGTATCGAATGATCAGAGATTCGGCCACTTTACATCTATCCATAAGGCTTTGGAATATGCAAAAATGTTTTCAAAAATATTTCCAGATACGGGCGTTCCCAGCATCTTTGTAAAAGAAGGAGAGTATCTTATAGAAGATACAATTTATATTGATTTTGATGTTGCGATAAGGGGTGTTGGATCTGGAACTATATTTAAGAGGAGCGGAAGTCTGCTTGAGGGCGCCGGTAGTGCGCCATATATGAATGCAGTATTCTCTATTGGCTCCATACCCGAGTCGCCCTTTGTGACTACGTCATACGGCTCTTCTAGCCACATAGTTAGTGGCGTAACTCTTGAGAATTTTGTTTACAAGGCAGTAGAATCTGGTGATTGGAAATATGATGGAATGTATACGGTTATCTCTTTGCAACAAGAGACTGATGTTTCGCCAATAAGTTGTTTTAGATTTAGTAATATAGAGTTTCAAGGAGACGAGAGTGTTTATGGCGACCAGGCCGAAAGTGGGAATCAAGGTTACAATGCTACCGCTGCGACTGACGGACCTCATGAGTTAGCACTGCATGTTGGCAGGATAGAGGCGATGAGGTTTGGGAATATAATATTTACAAATAACTTTATTAACTCAATGGGATATGGAAACGGGTCTGTTTATCTTGATGGAGGCAATCACTTTTCAAACATAATAATTACAAATAACATTTCAGTAAATGTATATAAATATAACGCTGAAGATTCTGGAAATAATCATGGCATAGTATCTTCTTTTTCAATTTCACACCCCTCAGAAAGCCCCAATACGTTTGAAGGATTTATAGAGGCTAACAATACATCAGATGACCAATAGGAGGTCAAATGTCAGATAACAGGGCAGAATCGGCAATAGATATAATCTTTAATCTATCAAGCCAAATTGAGCTTTTGGATAAAAAGCTAACAATCATTGATTCAAATCTAAAGTTATTAAACAATAAGGTTTCAAAATTATCAAAGCAAAATAACACTAGACCCTTGGCATTAAATATAGAAAGAGACTTCCAGGAGGGCGCCGAAAATGTAATTGTAGATGGAGAGCCTTCTGAGAAAAAGTTGGTTCTTGGCAATATATCAGTATTTGGGCACATAATAGATGGAGATAGAAAGCCAATGAGCGATGTATTTGTTACGCTTTATGATTCAAATAATAAATTAGTAAAGGATCTTTCGTCAAATAAGGATGGTTATTGGTCAGTAAGGTTGCCACCAGGAAAATATTCTGTAAAGTATGAGATAGAGGGTTACAAAGATATAAAGAGAGCTATTGAGTTGAAAGCAGAAATGAAAAATTATGAGGTAAAATAATGTTTTCTTTAAAAATATTTAATAAAAAAGATAATAGGTCGAGAAGCTTCAATAAGACAATTGAAACAATCCTTGGAATATTAAACTCAAAATTAAACAAACCAACCAAAGTTGTTTCTGATAAAAACTGTATAGAGGTTACGTTTGGCTCATCAGAATGGCCTATTAATGATGGGATAGTAACAGAGCTTGTTATTAAAAAAACATTATTTATTAATAATAGTGATTTAGAAGATAGAGGCAAACTTGACGCTTATATATCTGAAATAAGAAGTTTTTGTGATGGTGCAACAAGCATAGAAAACGTTGAATATCTTCCTTTGCATTTTAGAGATTAAGCCTTATATAGGGGTAATTAATGTCAGATATTCAAAATTTACCAGGAACGGGTATTCGTGGTGAGCATAGAGTTTACTCTGACTTCTTTTCTGACAATAATATTATTCAGCAAACAGCAATTGTTGCTCCAAAAAGCCTTCTTATAGATGGACTGAGAAGTGTTTTCAAAAATGATAATATATTTACATATCGCGCAGATGAATATGGTTATCCGCTAACTGTAGATTTAACAGGCGGAGACATAGATTCTGAAGATACTACTAAGATTTTGATATCAGACGCATACAGGTATGATGTCAAATTTTTTCCCGCTATAATAATAAAATCATCCGGAGGAAGCTATAAGCCGCTTTCTTTTAATCAAAATATGACCTATAAATATAGGCGAGAGACGGTAACTGATGAGTATGGTGCCACAAAGATTATTAGCACACCAACTCATCGTGTTTATTCCGGGCTATGGGATATGAATTTTGAAGTTGGTATATATTCTGAGAGCTATTCAGAGTTGGAAGAGCTTGTTGATATAGTGTCAATAGCTCTTCAATATACTCTTTGGAATGATCTAAGAGAGAATGGGTTATTTATAAAAAGATTAAATATTGGAGCTGAATCTGCAGAGCCATATGCTAATGACTATATATATAGTCAGAATGTAACAATCAATACTCATAGCGAGTGGAGGGTTGAGATTCCGTTGGATAATGTAATAGAAAAATTGGTGTTTTATTTCGATTCAGTAATGCATCCTATACCGGGACAAAAAGATGAAGCAGACGTACTTAGTTTGAATTACAATGACATATTACAGTTATCAGAAATTTAGAAAATGATTTTAAAAAACAAACTACTAATAATAATAACTCAAATGAGTTTTGTATTGAATCGGAGGATGATAGATGCCTAATATACCAGGAATATCAGGATACACACAGCCCGGTGTTTTTGCTAGGGATCGTGTTGTGTCAAGAGGAGTTTCGATCCCTGGAGGGATACGAATCGCATGCATTATGGGAGAGGGGCTTCGAGAGGAGCTTGTTGTCGTAAGTGCAGCAGGATCTGGCGCTGATGGAGATGCCACAGTTAGCCCAACAGGAAGTGGTGACGGAAGATATTTTAGCTTAAATCGCGCTCCGGTTGTAAGCGGAAGAACTGAGCTTTATCTTAACGGCTCTCGCCTTTATGGCCAAGAGTCTTCAACCAGAACAAATGGTTCGTGGGACTCTGATGGCTTTTCTGGAGAGTTTGATTTCAGGCTTGATGTTTCAAACGGAGCAATAGAGCTTCAAGGCGCTTCGATAGGCGACCAAGATGGATTTATGTATTCTGCATCACCCATGAATACAGGTGATACAATAATTTTATCTGGAGAATGCGGAACTTCTGATCTTATATCGGTTGTTGACTCTAGTGCCCCAGAGGAGCGTTGGACGGTTAGATGTGTTGGCGTTGCTAGAGACTCAAATGGTGACGCAATTCCTGGAAGAGGAACCTTTACCGTTACCGGATCATCATCTGGAATGCTAAGAGATGAAAGCGGATCCCCATATCTTTGGGACAGCGGAACTATTGACTCCCCATCGGGAGGCTTGTCCGGATCTTCTTCTCCTACGCAAGGTGTTGTTGTTGCACAAGGTAACTCGGCATCTTCAGATGGGTATGGGGATTCAGATGATTTTTATCAAGATGGAACTCCGGTAGTAAGAACTCCTGGAGATGACTCAACTGATGAGTTTGATATTCCAGGCAATATATTGGCAGCAGGCCAAGTCATGTCCGGAGACTATTTAGTGGTTGATGGGGGAAATCCTGAGGAGATATCCGATATATCTTATGATTCTGTACTTGATATAACAACAATTACGGTTGAAAATGCGGCATTAGATGCGACCGGCATTGCTACTCCATGGGCTATCTATGCTACAAATATGTTGATTGATGATCCATCAGAAATTCATAATCATTTAGATGGGACCATAGAGTCAGGTAATGAGGGTAGCTTTGCAAGCTCAGATGTTGGCAAGGTAGTGGTTGTTTGTGGCGGCGAAGCTACTGGAAAATACTATATTACTGCCGTAAACTCTTCAAGAAGAGTTAGGCTTGCATCATTTGATGATGCGAGTATAGGGCTTCCATCAGCTGATGCCGAGGTTGCCGGAACTACTACATCAGGAGGTTTGATTGAAGGCGGTGGATCTACACGGTTTTGCGTTCTTCAAACAAATGGGGTTCTTCTTTTTGGAATTCAGGCCCAAAGCATAGCGTCAGAGGTTGGAGATAAATTTTACATAGATGTTAAATCGAGAACCCTTAGCCTTGGAGACACCCTTGAGGCAAGATATATCTACGAGTTGGACCTTGAGGACCCTGAGTACTTCACGTCCGCACAGGGTCTTATGAATAAGCATGGTACGCCAAGCTTAACAAACACACTTTCTCTTGGTGCACAGATGGCGTTTGAGAATGGTGCACCTGCAATTTTGGCATTACAATGTAAGCCTCCTCTTCCGCGAAGAACATCTTCTTATATTTTAGCAGAAGCTAATGATGGCGTTGGTGGCTTCAGTGGTGGCAGTGAGATTGATGATTTATATTTTCCAATACCGCGTCCAGTCACAGGTCTTCTTGAGGGCCGTCCAGATATGGATACTCAAGTAAATATAATGATAATAAGAAATGGCTCTGAAACACAAATCTTTCCAAACAAGGTTGGCTTTTATAACTCACAGTATGAAAATGGAACCGGGCAAACATCTTTTATTACAGGGCTTGATACTGCATACTCATATACGATAGTGAATACAGAAAGGGACGTTTTGGGCTCGGGCGAGTCAGGAAGCATATCGTCATCATCCGATGAGTTTTCAACTGCAGAGTTTGATTTTGATGGAGAAGATATAAATCCTGGAGAAGCAAGGATAGTGATTCAATCTTTGACGAATGCCGCAGGCACTGTGCTAACCACTGTTGAAGATATATCAACATACTTATTTGGAGCAGATGCAGCAGCTGAGCCGGCAGAACTTTTTGTACAAAGAATATCTGATGATAATACAGTCGAAGTAACTTCCTTAGGTGGGCGTACAATAGAGGCAGGCCATGACGCAACAGATGTGCAATTCTATATTTACAATGAGAATTCTACCGGTGGAAATGCTGCATTGATGCTAAATAGGGACTTGGTTGATAATCAAATATTGCAACAAGGAGATGGAATCAGAATATCATATATAGATGAAAGAGATGCTGATTATTTTGATGTAAACTGGTTTAGCGCATTTGAAAGGCTTGAGGCTGCAGATGCGCAAATGATTGTTCCATTGCCAACACAAAATAGATTTGGAATATTTAGAGCTGCCGTAAATCATTGTGAGACAATGAGCACTATTGCGATACAAAAAGAGAGAATGGCTCTTTTTGGCGCACAAAGAGGTGTGACGGCAGAGGCTCTAGTAGGTATAGAAGAACTGGCGGTTGAGGATATAGGGGTTATTGAGGGAGTACAGGGCGATGACCCAGAAGAAGTTCTTGATGGAAACATTGAAGATCTTGTTAATCTTAAGCTTAATGATAACTACACTAGCAATAGGGCAATATACTTCTTTCCAGATGAGATAGTAAGAAATGTTAATGGGACAAATACCTTTATAGATGGTTTTTACATGGCAGCATGCGCGTCTGGTTGGCTATCTGCTAGGCAAAATGTAGCTATACCATTAACTTATAAGAAACTAAGCGGATTTTCTATCCTTAGAGATAAGGTATTTACAAAAACAATGCAGAATTCAATTGGTTCAGTTGGAGCAACTCTTGTTACACCAGTAACTGGTGGAGGCAAGATTCTTCACGCAAGAACAACAAGTAACTCTGGATTTGTTGAAGATGAAGAAATCTCAATAATGTTTATTAGAGATAGGGTTAAGGAGATCTTAAGACAATCACTGCAAGGATTTCTTGGGACTGTAGAGAATCCAAATACGCAGGGTCTAATAACTGCTCGTATTATAAATATAATGTCGGGCCTTGTTAGTCAAGAGCTAATTACAGCATTTGAAAATGTAAGAGTTGAAAGAGACAAGGTTGATCCGAGACAATGGAATGTATTTGCTAGATTCCAACCATCATATCCAATAAACTACATCTTCGTTGATCTCGAAGTTGGCGTAATTTAATATAGGAGAATAAACAATGGCCGATTATCCAAAAACCGGAAGTGTTTTAGATGAAACAATAAGAACAGCCTTATCTACGCAAATCATTATTATGGTTAATAATGAACCTGTTGGGGCGGTTCAGAGCTTTCAAGAAACACAAAACAGAACTCTCAAGCCAATTACCGAGGTGGGTACTGACGGTATAATAGAGCTTGTTCCTTCTGGTGCAACAAGAACCTCCTTGACGCTAAGAAGAGTTGCTTTCGACGGCCTATCTATAACAGAGGCTTTTTCTCGTGGATTTAGAAATATTCAGGCTCAAAGAATACCTTTTGATATAGTTGTTGTAGATCAGTTTACTGGAACAGATAATGATGCAGTTATAACTACATACCATAATTGCTTTTTTGAAAGAATTGGTAAAACATATAGTAGTGACGACTATGTTGTTGTCGAAGATGCTTCTGTGCAAACAGAATACATATCTTCGCTTAGAGGCGGAGAGGCCGTTGTTCTTACGCAAGGTGTTGGAGGCGGAAGACAGCTGGCGGGAACTCAGACTGATGATGTAGAGATTCTTGCAGACAGTGGAACAAGAAGGGGTTCTTTGGACTTCCCTGGTCTTATATCCGCAGCATTCTAGTCTACATATAATTTAACAATAAATTTAATTTACTTTAAGTAAAATATAAACACCATAGGCCTAACCTATGGTGTTTTTTAATGCTTTAGATAAAAGGAGAGTGTTATGGCTAGAAAAAAAGCTACCGTATCTTCCGATGGTCCGGAGTTAGAATTAGAAGATAAGGAGTTGGGGCCGAAGTTATCTGCTCCAAACCTTAGAGATCTAGTTTTTCTGGGATCAGTTGAGGATACAGTTCGTATTGGAAATTTTGAATTTAAAATTAGAACTTTAAACGGAAAGCAGCAAAAGGCAGCTTTATCTTTGACGATGCAAAAGGATGATGATGAAAGATTAGCAGTTTTGAGGAGTGCGATACTTGCTTCTGCAATTGTTAGCGTCAATGGTGCGCCATTAGAGTCTGCATATGAAGATTTAAATCCCGATGGTCCAAACTTAAGTGATTTAGATAAAAAAATATCTGTAGTTGAGTCATTGCAGACAAGCGTTGTTGACAGGCTGTACTTGCGATATGATGAGCTAACAAAGCTTGCAAATGATGATGTTGAGGAGGATGCGCTAAAAAACTAACATCTGACATAGAGTCTTTATTGAGATGGGAGCTTTGCAAGATTTGGAAGTGCAGAGTTGACGATCCAATATTTACTGGCATCAACCAGTATCAATGGGCATGGTATGCCAGAATGATACTGGAAGAAAAGAATAACGAGTACGAAAGAAATATAGATTTAATAGAGTACTTGGCGTCATTCTGGAACTACGAGGCTGTTAAGGCAATCCAAGATGCAAGATCTATGGACGAAAGGCACAGCTTTGCTTCAGACAGAGAGTTTGAGGAGCAGGTTAAGAGTGGTGACTTTAAGGATAACGAGTATCTGGATGCAGTCAGAATAGCCAAAGAAAATACTAATTTAAATGTTAATAGTGATCAGATAACTTCTTCTGATAGATTTAGGGTTCCAAGGAGCATTGCTTCTTTAAGAAAGATTATAGAGGATGATGGCTAATGAGTAAGGGCGGTTTGGCAGGGCTTTTAGCCCAGTTCTCAGGTACTGATGTAGCAGGATCAATAGAGAAGGTTGCAGATACGTTTAATGATTTAAATGTAAGCCTTACTGCATTTTCTGATGTTGCAAATGGTGCAAATGATAATTATACAAATCTTCTTAATGGGTTAATAAAGTTTGGGGATACAGTTGGTCAAGTAGACAAGGTTGTAACTGGGCTTTTTGGAACCAGCTCCAAGCTAGGAGTGTCTCTTAGCGCAGTACTTAAGCCGATGCGCCTAATTAGTCAGGGTGTTGGTGCATTTGCCCAAACACAATCTGCTTTTGCAGAGTTGGCAGGAGCAACAGACTCTCTATCAGCGGGAATTAGAGAGACATATTCTGAGTTTCATGTTTTGACAAATACGTTTGGTGGAACATATGAAGAGGCTCAAAGGTTATCTGTTTTATTTACAGATTTACAGAAAAAGTCTGGCTCTGAAGAATTTGGGTTTGTAAGCAGAAAAGAGCTTATGGATGTCGCAAATGCCATGGAGACTAATAACTTAGAGATATCAAGAATGTCAGAAATAATCCCTTCTGCAGGAAGAGATATGGATCTATTAACTACTGCTGTTTTGCAGGCCGATGCATTATCTATGAGCGCATCAGAGCATATGGGGTATCTTTCCAGCGCCATAATGAAAACTGGCTTATCCTCCAATGAGGCCTTTAAGCAAATGGCCGGATTTAATGAGGTTGCCGATAAGACTGGTATGAGTACTGCCAAGATAGCATCAGGGCTTCAGTCCGCAGTAAATAACTTTCAGCAACTAGGGCTTTCTGCTGATTTTGCAAAGCCGCTAATGCTTGGTTTTGCAGATAGTCTTTCCGGGGTTGGCATTGGTATAGAAAATGCAATTGGTTTATCACAAGCTTTGACCAAATCACTAGCCGGACTCGGAGAGGATTATGGGATGGCACATCTTGTATCGCAATTAGGAGGGCTTGACTATGGCCAGGGTGGCAGCGCGCTATCATCAGGTATAGGCATACAAAAGGCCATGCTTGATGCAGAGAGTACCGGTGACTTTGAATCACTAGGGGCAGAGTTAGCGGACGGTATGAAGACCATGCTTGAGGGATTTGGCGGAGGAGAGATAGTTACGGTTACTGATGCGGCAAATGATCCAAGCAAGGCATCTGCATTTTATGTTCAACAGCAGATGCTCTCAAATCAATTTTCAATGAGTCAGTCAGAGGCAACAAGGACTCTTGAGATGCTGCAGCAATTAGATGATGCAAACGCATCAGGTGATTCAGAGACTGCAAAGAGGCTTAGAGAGCAAATTGCTGATCAAAAGGCCGGAAGAAATGATACAATTTCTCTTATGGAAAAACAAAATGTGCATACAGCAGGAATATTTGCTCATGCGCAAATGCAGACGAGAATGCAATCGATGATGCTAAGAGACGAACTTGGTGGCGGTATGCTAGATCAGATGAGGGCTGAAGCAGATGAGATGGGGAAAGCATTTATGGATGCCTCAAGAGAAGGCTTGAGGCCTGAGTATATTAAAAATGCCGCAAGGGCGCTTGAAGAAGGGCTTCAGGGCGGCTTAAGGGGCAGGGGAGAGGGTGCTAACGAAAAAGCAACTCTAACAGAGTCTGCTAGAGAAGCAGTGGTTGATGAGGTGGTGCCCGCTATGGAAGATGTAAACTGGGATGATGCGGCAGATGCGTTTAAGCAATTCTTCAAAGATCTTGAGGCAACAATTTGGAACTCTTCAAAGATTAGCGCACCATCTACCGGGTCGAACGCTCCACCGGTAGTAACTCCATAGATATCAACAGGATGTGTTATGCAAGGATATAGGAAAACATTAAAATTTTTAGTTCCAAGAAATAAAGATGCTCTCGGAACCTTTTCTCTTGAGCATAGAGATGTTGTGCCTCTTTATATAAATCCACAGCAGATTAATATGAGAGAGAGAAAGATTATAAATAAGCAGCTGACAAAGGGAGGCTATCTCGTACAGTATTGGGGAGAAGAGCTTCCGGTCATGTCTGTTAACGGAACAACTGGTTCTTCTGGCATTGAGGGTATTCATATTCTTAGAGATATATATAGATATGAGCAGATAGCCGTAAAGCACCAACTTTTAAAGAAGATGGAGAATCAAACGGAGTCAATGATTGGAAACCTAACTGGGCTTGCAGAGATGGGGCAAAAATCCACAAGTTTTTGGGGATCGTTAAGCAATGTCTTTGGAAACACTGGAATAAATGATATGCTGGGATCTCAGTGGTTATCTGGATCAAAAAGCGTTGTTGATTCGTGGGTTAGTGCCTTTAACCAGACAGCTGATAATGCGGTTCAGAGAACAGTTTTGCACCCATCACTAGGTGCGTTTGCAGTAAGTATGGATGTTTATTTTCAAGGCGAAAGATACCGTGGATACTTTACTAACTTTAGTGTATCTGAAAGAGCTGCATCGCCAGGTTTGTTTGATTATAACTTTGAATTTATAATAACAAAAAGAATGGGCAAAAGAACCAACTTTATGCCATGGCATAGGAGTCCGGTAGACGCGGGTGGTGACCCAATACCGGCTGCCATTCCGTACGGCAAGGAGGCCGGAGGCATAGATCGAGGCCTATCATATCCGCCAACATATGATAATGAGGCTCTGCTTAATGATGAGGGAGACTACTCTTTCAGGTTTGCACAAGACCCAGACAGCCTAGTTACTGAGGGTGAGTTTGCAGGAGAATCTACAAATGAAGCTTCTGAGGTCGAGGTTAATGTAAACAGATATGGTAACATAAGTGACTGATATACACTGTATATATAATTGGAGTTAGGCGTGGGCGGTTGGCTATCAGAAAATTATGAAAAATACAAAGAGATGCTCGGATCATCTGATGTTAACTCGGATGATATAGATACTCTTTTGAGAAAAGATGTAACAAATACGGTTGATCTGGTGGAAGATGGAGTTTCTGTTTATTTAAACCAGAATAGATCTGAGTCTATACGGCCTAATACTAGAAATATAGTTAGCTCAAACCCTGAAGCTGTAATTTTAATAAAAAAGAAAGCATTCTCAACATTAAAGTCTGCAAATGATTTACAATGGATGGATAAAACAGAGAAGTTTCTTCTTAGAGCAACAAAGGCATTGTTTGCATATAAGGTAACCCAAATAAGAGCATATGAGTCTCTAACGAAGCTAGACGATTACTATGAGAAAAATCGCTCTATAAACTTATTATTATTTTCTGATTTTCTTTATAACATACAAATGCTTGCCCTGCAGGAAAATACGCATGACCAGCAATCTAATTATCTAATAGAACAGTTTACCCTCAGGTATGGTCCATCTGAAACATGGAGTGCTGCCCAGAGGGATGAGTTTCAAAGAGAGATAGGAGCAATAAGCAGCAGCAACCTCAGCCTTTCTGTTGACGGAGAGATTGATTTGTTGATAGCAAACACAAGGAGGCGGCTTGCAAAAATTGATTATGATGGCATAGGCAAGGATGATATGGCGTCTATTGCTAGCGTGCTAAAGAGAAATGCCTTTGGGCCAGATGCTGGACTTACTACATGGATTGTTGATCCAAGCAATACTGATAACTATACAACTGGGCCCGGTACTGGTGTAATTGAGCTTACGCTATTCAACGCTTTTACTACAAACTGCTCAATTGAGTCAACCCCAAGCCAAACAAGCTTTGTTATTGAAGATCCATATAGAATATTAGACATAATAGAGGATGATATAGAGCTCGCAATCAATGAGGCTCTTAGCGGCACAATTGGAGTATTGAGCTCTATGGCGGGTAGTAGTGGTGTTTTGGCAAGTCAAAACTCAAATGTTCCACTAATAGATGGAGCAATGATAGGGTCATCAATGCTTGAGTTGGCAGGGCTTGGCAGCATGGATGACACGCTTGATATGGACTATGTAAGAGATCGGCTAAGAACCTTTTATCTTGGAAGACCGTTTATAAATGCTGCAGACAGCGTAAATATTTTTATTCGCGGAAATAGAATGACAAATGACTATTCTAATTCTGGGGCAGCTATGAACTCATTATCTATAATGGATAAATCCGAATATTCTATTGATGAGGTTATGCTCAAGGCAGAAAAGAAGCTTTATGCTGGAAATGTAAACGAAGATGTTCTCGATCTTGATGCTTATTTAAAGATGAGGGATAACTCGTCACTATCAATGGTTCATGTATTCGGAGGGTTTGTCAGAAACACATCTTCATCGTTTACTAATGGAAAGAATACGGTTTCGGTTAGCTGTATTGATAATATGGAGTGGCTTAGGTGGTCTAGGGTTATAGGTCAGCCAGCACTAAATGATCCGCAAGGACTTCTTGAGGATCCAGTCACCCCATTTGATATAAAAAGTGATTCCTCAGGAGCAATGTCTTTTCAGGATGCTCCTGAGTTATTGTACGAGAATAAAATTTTAATCGGCACAGGGTTGCTTACCTATAACTCTGGCATTTTAAATGGGCAGTTTGCATCAGAAAATAACATTGTTCAAGGGCAGTATAATTTGGGCGGATCATTATTTGGAGCGATGAAAGTTCAGGCTCCAAGCGGATTTGTTTATAGGTGGAAAAAGGGAATTATTACCGCAACTGCAGGTTTGACATCTAACAATCCATTGTTTAATGATTGGTCAAAAATAAGTCAGTACACTGAGGCATATGGTGTATCCATAGGCGAAGATGTTTTTAACAACTTAGATACCGCAAATATCCTTAGCATGCTGATTGTTGGTCAGCCATATAATGTTGATGCATTTATAAGACAGGCTTATGAGATACAGGGTATATCAAATACTAATGCATCCACCCTTAGCTCTTCAGATCCGCTTTTTTCCGTTCTTAACGCAACAAGAAAGCAAAATTTAAAATTTGGAAACTTCAAGCCATATCGTGTAATAACAATGAATGCAAGCTCTGTAGAGCGGTTAGCTTCTGATAGTGTATTAAAGACAGAGGCTAATACTAAAATAGAGCAGCTTCAAAAAAGAAAAGCTGAGCTTAGAAACACCATAAAGAAGCTTAAGGCAAATAGCCCGGCAGGATCAAAGTCATCTGTAATAACATCCTCTTTGGTATCTGAAATAAAAACTATTGATGCTGGCATACAAAAGCAGCTTGCTATGGCAAATTTAGACAAGAATAGTTTGGATAACCAGGGTCACGATACAAGCTTTAATCTTTTTGGTGAAACGCAAGACATGGCCAATTCAGGGAATTACGAGGCTGATCAGAATATATCTAGGGCAATGACACAAGTTGGAGCGCAAAGAAGAGTTGATGATGTCAGAATGAATAATGACCACAATCTTTTTATAATATCTGATCAATATGACAGTAATACAGAAATAAAACAGTATCTTTTTCAGTTAAAAAAAGGTGGTTGGAACCTATTTAGTGGTCAGTTCTATACAACATATGAAAAATGTGTAGAGGCGTCATCAATTGTTGATTTAGAATTTTTTTGCAATAGTGCGGGGCATATCGAGCTTAGACCTCCTCAGTGGAATAGAACACCTCTAAGCGTATTAAGAGATTATTTGCAGATATCAAGATCTGAAAATAAAAATATTATACCTGAGTTCTTGCAAAATTTATTTCAGACTAGAATACAATCGCTAAGAAGAGAGGTTCATGCTCTTAATGTAAAGATAGCGCTAACATCATTGCTTATGGGGTTCTTTCCGGACAGGTCAATAATACCTGGTATGAGTATAAGCGGATCTGAATCTTTAAAATTCTTCGGAATATTGGTTGGTGACTCAGAAGCCTCAGGCGGGGATGCGGCCCAGGTTTCGTTATATACAGAATATGAAAACTTTGGAAGCAGCTTGGTTGGTGCTTTGACCAAGGGCGCTAGCCTTATTGATGCTGGCTCTAAAAATGGAGCGTTTGGATTCTCATTAGACATGAACGGTGGAGACCCAGAGGGTGATATTCTACTGGGAGACACAGAAACTTTGTTAGGAGACTTTGATCCGATATCTCAAGAGGTAATGTCGTTGTCAGGTCAAACCAATATAATAAATGAACTATTCCCTGTTGCAAGCCCAACGAGTGCTCCTCCAGGAAATGTGTCTGTTGGAGGTATAACTGGGTCCTCTTCAAAGGTAGATGTCGCAGCCGTAGCCAGAATCTCTGTCGTTGAGGAAATAAGGAAGTCATTTAAAAGGCTATCTGGAATAGACCCACTTTCTAGCGTTGTCGGAGGCGATGTAGTTAGTTTTAGTGATTTTGCGTCGGGGAACCCCGCAATACCTGCAGACGGAAAGCTTGTTGCTGTATCCAGCAGGGCTCGCGCAGAGAATGAGATAAACGACTCTATTCAGGTTACAAAAAAGTTTGAGCTACTAAAGGTTCTTAAAAACGCTATATCTCAAAGAGACTCAAAGGTTTCAACTTTAAAAAGAAATATTGAAAAGCAAAAAGAGTTAGATGAGATAGAAAGAGCGCTGTCAAGCGGTTATGCAGATCCGTTTGATCAGATGCTTGATCAGGCAGATGATCCAAATGCATTAATCAAGAATGAAAGCGGATGGCTTGATACGCTAAAGGGTGTTTATGACGTAACAAAGCAGTCTATAGATATATTAACAGGAGATGCTACAGAGTCAACCTTATGGGATCATTTGATAATAGATGATACGAGAAATTATTTGGGGCCAGGATCTGGAAAAAGATTTGTTATAAAAAATCATAATATAATAAGGTCAGAGTTTAGAGAAACACCACCTGATTTCACTAGAGTAAATGTAGTTGGAGACGCCCCAATATATGGTGAGTCATATAGAAGATCGTTTCAGGGTGTTGCGTTTTGGTGTGGTGCAACAGACTTTGATCTTTGGAGGCAGTATGGGTATAAGCAGAGTGGCGATATTAAGCTTAACTTTGCAGCAAATGCGGAATTGCAGTGCAAGCCATATGCTATTATGCAGTTACAAATGCAAAGAGCTAAAATAAACTCTGGGTCAGTAACTGTAGTTGGAAATGAATATTATCAGCCAGGAGATGTAGTTTATGTTCAATATAAAAATCTTCTTTATTACGTAACACAGGTTAGTCATGCTTTTCAAATGGGTGGCTCTTATACTACCACTCTAACGCTTACCAATGGTCATCCAGTAGGATCATATCTACCCAGTCCATTTGACATTATTGGCCAGCAGTTTGTAGGAAATCCATTACATGAGGGTATTTTAGTACACAAAAGTACATCTGGTGATGATGGATACATTCCCTTGCAGCCTGATTGCACACTTTTATTTCCTCCAAATGTAACAATAGATGATCATAATGTTAGCACACTTCTTGATTTTCAAAATAATCAAAACAGATACTATAATATGATGCTTGATTTGTCATCAAAGAGTGTCATGACAGATGAAACTTATGTTGTAATAAGAGGTTTTGTGACTGGCGATGGAGTTACGGACCAGACGGCAAAAGTCAAGAGGCGAATGGAAGCGGTTAGAAATCTTTTGGTGGACCCAGTTCAAATGACCCAAGGCGAATTTTCTTCTATGGGAGGAGATGATGTTTTGGATATGTTTAGGCGTCAAAAATCTACCAAGGGAATAACTACAATGATACTTCCCAATGGCAATTTGGCAAAATCAATACCTGAAGACAAGATAATATTGCAAACAGTTAACCTTAATGGTGGAAATAATACTGTCGATTATAGCATAGAATGTATGAATAGGGATATTTTTAATAGATATGAGCTTGAACAAGGAAATATTTCTAGAACTGGCGCATCTAATGTTAGCTCACAGGCAGGCAAAATGTTTAGTGCAAATTCTTTTTGGTTAAGCGAAGATGAGAAGGCTAATATTAAAGCTGCAGAGATAAAAGATTCAAAGAACAAATTTCCAAATGGCGGACCAAGCCAAGGAACGTGGTTTCATACCAGAGATGGTCTTGCGGAAGATCCAGACGCTGTTCAAAGAGCTATAGAAGTTGGAATAATAAAACTTTAAATAACTTACTATTTTAAAAGTTATTGAGTATTATATTATAATAGTTTATTACTTTATGAAAATCATTTATTATTTTTACTGGTTAGTAGTATGATTGGCGAATTTTTCGAAGCAAAAATAGTTCGGGTTAACACAAGAGAGAATACATGCACCCTTAGGCGTATCGGTGATTCTGGTGATGGAAAAGGGATTACGGATGTGCCATTACCACAGCAATCTGGATATACTGATCGTGGAGTATATATTCATTATCCAAAGGACACAAGAGTTCTTGCCTTTTTTGCTCCTGCTATAACGCAAAATCCTGTTACAATACTCAGTGTTCTTACAGAGGCACACATGTCGGGCAAGGGCTTGGATCCTATGGATCTGCCCGCAACTGTTTATAGCAACCCAAGAATGAGAGACTCTGCTTACTCTCCAGATGCAGTAATGAGGGGTGCGGCAGGATCTGATATTGGTGTGTTTAGATCTGGAGACATACGCATGTCCACGTCTCGTGGTAATGGTATGTATCTTAGAAGGCGTGGGTGGGGAGATAGTCTTTATTTGACTTCACATCTAGTTATAGAAAGCAGCAACTCTCATAATTTTATATCTGGAAACGTAATAAGGGTTTTTGGCGCAGACAGGCTGGCTCACCAGCCAGGTGAGTTTTATCATAACGACATAAGGTGTGACTTTAATCAGGACAATCCAGCCGGCCTACATGAGGTCGGTATGTTTCCTGCAAGTATTGCATGTGATACGACGGGTGTTTTAGATTTAAATAGAAACCCCAGACGGTCTGAATATGTGTTAAAGGTAAATGAATATGCTGAACAGTCGTCATTCAAGGGGTTTGACCATGAAGTTTTAATGCAATCTGGAGATGCAGATATAAGCACTGATGGCTATACATTCTCCAGAGATAAGTCGACAACAAATAGACTTCATATGCCAGAAAATCAATTATTAGAGGTTATAGCCGGAAGTGTTGTTGATATAAATGGAAATGTATTAGATATAAACTACAACAAAGTTGTTCTTGGCACAGGAATAGGCAGGTATCCGTGGAAAGATAAAAGGTCGCTCGAAGAGATTATTGCTGTTGATACAATGCTTAAGAGTCGAAGAGAAATAGGGTATCACTTTCAATTGTCTACAAACGTTTTGTCGATACCAAAGAGCACAAGTACATCAAATTTTTGCCTTGATATAGATAAAGAGGGTGTTTTAAAGCTAAATGTTCCAAGTTCGACTAATACGGGGAATATTCCATTTTCATCTACCGCTAATTTTCTTGGGCCTGGTGACGATGTAAGCTTAAAGTATAGTAACCCTAGCAAAAAAGAGCCTGTTCCGGTTATGCTTTGGAGTGATTTTCTTGAAACAAATGACGAAGATGGAGATGGGGAGGTCGATGCTGGAGCACTATCCGTTGCTGGTGGCTTTAGAAAGCTTCTTCTTCCGAGGGCTAAAAATAGGCCTGTCCGTGAGACTGGGGTCGAGCATCTTAATATTGATGATAACCAATACTTTCCAAAAACAAATGATGGAGCAACAAAAGATAGTATTAGAATAAATACAACCAAATATCATAACATGTATGCAGCAGCAGAGAGGGCTATTGCTACCAGAATAACAGATATAAAGATGGTTAAGCATGGAAATAAGAGTCTTATAAAAAGCAGTCCATATGGAAAACAGTTTGAGGTTCTTGCTGTAACAACCAGGAATTCAAAAGAACAGTTAGACCCATTCTACCCTTCAGATAGGACGGTTGTTACTGTAGAGCCTGCGCAGCCAGCAATATATCCGGGCGGAATTAACTGTGTTGTTGCAGGAAGTTCCAGTGGTAATTGGAGTACTTACTCTAATAGCTATGAGACGACTACAGATTCAAAAGAGGGGCCGAAAGCAGTTCCTCTTGGCCATCTGCCTA